ACGCTATATTGCTTCATTTATCAACATTTGTAATTGCAAAAATAAACTATTATTCCATAAACTCCACAGGGTGCCGGCCGGCCCCTTTAGATTGCCTTGTATAGATACGGGCATATCGTTTTCATCCCTCACTACTTCAAATCCAACGGTACATCTGCAATTACACACATTCCCTGCACTTGCCCGACTATCGCCTGGATATTCCATCTGTTCTACACTACCCATGCCTGGAACAGTGAAAGGCTCATCAACTGCCACACGTTTGCCATCCATGTGCAAATGGTCGAACTTATCACGGGGAATCCTTCGAGTACGGTCATCCGTTATCGCTATCCATTCCTTTTCAGTTTGCAGTCCTGTTGATACGGCACCTAACAATGCGCCTTGGTTTGCGGCCCTTGTTGTTTCAGTACGGGCAATCAGTTCTGCACGGTACGCATTGATACCCGACTTTTCTAATTCGGTCATCATTTGCGTTATGCTCCATCCCTCCTGCATTCCTTTAATCAATACTTTGCGAATAGTTTCTTTAGTGGTTGATGTAATGCCATCGGTCAGCATAGTCAATCCTTGATTAAGGAACATCTTAATAACTATCGCCCATCTTTGCTGAGGTGTCAAGTTATCCTTTATACCTGCTTTTCGCCTAATCTTATCATAGTTGTATTTAGCCATTGTCATTCCTGCACCTTGATGCAGTTGGCTGATAATTCGTTTCAGTCCGCTTTGGTCGGGTTGTTCGCCATTGAGTATAGCTCTGCATTGCTTATCAAGTTCCTTCTTGATTAGCACCCTGTATTTCTTCCGGTATTTATTGTATAGTTGGCGGTACATCTGGCAGATTAGTAAAGTCATCCATAGGCATCAAACCTTGCGGAATATACAACTTTTGATAATCTTCAAGCGGCACATTCGGGTCGGGTGCGATACCCATTACCTTCAGTTTTTGCTCCGGGGTCAACCACCATGATGTATTCAACCATTGCGCCTGCGCCTCTCTGTTGGCTTCGAGTTCTTGATATACCGTTAGGTCGAAGTCAACGAATATGTCGGTATTTTTATACCCCCAATCCGTTTTCATTTTCCGGTTAAGGTTATCCCGGATGGCGATAAGTTCCGGAAGTACTGCCCGTAAAGTAAGCGATTTCTCCGCCTCTCTCATGTTGTTATAAGTGGCTGCATCCTGCGACCCTAATAGAACCGGAGGTACACCATAGATTGAGCAAAGTGCTTCTTTATCCCATTTCTCTGATTCGATTAGTTGCAGGTCTTTTGCAGGTAGGCCTATCTGTGTCCATCCTACTTTGTACCCACTAACGGCTGCACTACCATGCTTGCCGGCCCCGGATGCCATTGATATTTGCGTTTTAAGTGCCTGCGCCTGTGCGCCGCCGCTTAATGGGTCGAATCGTAGGTCATCCATGTAAAGCACCCCTTGCGGCCCCATGTTGTTGAACATCGCAACTGATGCGGTCTTTGAACTATTCGACCTGGTCAATACCTTCGATGCCGCCCGTAAAGGTGATAACCCATACAACTGCCCCCCAGTTGCTGACCATTCGGGATTGAAGTACTTATCATGCAGGATTTCAATCGTATCGAATGGAATATACTGACCATAGTAAAGTTGATATGCTACCTTCTTTGGTGGGAATTGCTCTATGTCAACCTTTACTGCCATGTATTGTGCCGGGAGTACATACAACTCCATTGGCTTGCCCTTGTTCACGGAAGCATCCCCCACCATTTTTGCATAGATGAAGGAATTGCCCGTGATCTTCTTAAACCCTACCCATTGTTCGATAAGGTCGCTCCACGAATCTTCACTATTTGGGTATTTCAACAACTCATTCAGCCGGGCATCGCCTTCGTAGAGCTCAAAGGCTTGTTCTTTGAGTTCCTTCAGTTCTTTCAGGTCAATGGTAACGGGTGAGTTTAGTTTCGCCTGATACTGCTTTGCCTTCACTTTGTCCTTCACCTTGTAAACTCCCCATGGTGCTACTTTCGCCTTTTGGGTAATCAGTTGGATAATGGCATATACAAGGTCATTGCCGATATAACTATCCCTAACAATTTGTGCCTGATTCTGCCCATCCCAGGTGATCAAACCCCTTTCGATTGATACTTGAACAGGTGTTTTAACGGGTGCTGCCTTGCGTTTAAGGAAATCGAATAAACCCATAAGTTATTATTTGTTACTGGCAAAATTACGATTTAATTGCCTACCATACCGCTACCTGAAATGCCGGCTTATGCAAGTGGGTGAAGATGGCATACCTCATTGCATCTAACCCATCGTCATTCTCCTTCACCGGTTCATCAATCACATTATCATTCTTGTCCTTCTTCCACTTGTAGGATTGCAGTTCCCGAATGATGTTTTTACTATTGGCAGTAACGTATAGCGGATAAGATTTAACCTTCAATATTCCCGGCCATACTTCTTTGTTCGCTGCCTGTGCATTGATGCCACCTCTGTAAAGTTCTTCAATGCTTTTCGGCTCTGCTGCATCGCAGTACACGGGTTTTCGGTCAGATATATGGTCTTTTACTTCCCGGCTTATTTCAGATGGAGTTAACCCCGATTTGTAGATTAGTTCCTGCACATAGTTCGCCCCTTCATAGTGTACCACCTTAACGAGCGCTAACGGGTGAACGTAACCAAAGTCAAGTCCATAGAACACATCGCCACCTTCCGGGAGTACATCTGTTATCTGCCATTTGGTGTAGATAATCTCTTTCGCAGCACCCCTTTCTCCCAACCCATACACCTTCCACATGAAGTCATCGGGCAGGTTCTTATACCCCTCAATGATGTCTATCTGCGTTTGGGATAAGTTGCCTTTGTTGTGTATGTAAGTAGATTTTATGCGCTTATTGTTGGGATTGTCCGCAACATCGTACACCCAACTAACGAAGTCAGCAGGGTTCCAGTCTAAAAAGATTGTCCCCGTTGTACGCATCGCCAACTGGTCGAATAGTGCCTTTCTGATAAGGTTCGCTTCATTAACGAATAGTATATCCCTTCCCGGCCCCCTTGCTTTCTGTTCATCTTCTAACCCGAAAAGTTCGATATAGCTGCCGTTACGGAATTTGTAGATGAAATCTGTAAAGCTGAAATCTTCATCCTTCCACATATTCCACTCTTCCATGATTGTCTTGAAATCCCTGTATGCGCCACGTTTAATGTGTGGTAGTGAATGGGAAACAATGCTTATTCGCTTATTACGTTGCGTAGATGCTATCTGAATGAGTAACTGAACAATGGAGAATGATTTGCTTGATCGTGATCCCCCCTCATTGCATATTATCGGGTAACCTTCATTGTACGCCTTCTCATTGGCATAGAATACGGATGTCGCCTTTATCTGCTTAACTTGTTGCGATACCACACTTCTTGAATTTCTCCAGGCTTATAAATTCCTCTTTAGTTTTCTGCATAACGCAGTAAACATTCCAACCGTCTGTTGTGTTGCCCATAGCAGGATGCTCACCAATATCAATGAGAGAGTAACCACCAAAGCCAGCGAGTAGCTTATAAAAGTCTGTAGTGTAGTAGTTGAATCCATGCCCCGGCCAGTTCCCTGTCTTTGGGTTTTCGGAGACAATGAATCCCCCGACTTTAACGAGGTTGTGCTTGTTCTTCCAACAGTTGTAGATTGCTTTGATGTCGTGCTTGCCGTTTGTTCCAACGTGTTCGGATGTTCCTGCATCCACCAAAAGATCGTATTGTACTCCGAAACTGTGAAGCAAGGACAGGTCGTATGGCTCACTTCCGTTCTCTCCGGATATGTCAATGGCCGTGTATTGCTTGTTAGCATAGTAGGTATCTTTAACGTATGGTGCAGGTAGTGTCGGATGGCGGTAATCATTCTGCGCTCCTAAATCTACCACCGTTTGCACTCTGTCAATAATTAGGTCAGTTAGTTCGATTGTTTTTCCTGTGTACCCCATTATTATTTCTTTAAGTGTACCACAATATCCCTGTGGTCGGGTGTTAGGTTACGGCTAACTATTTTGAATTTATGTTTCATAATATCAACCGTTCTGTCATCTTGGTAAAAATGCCCGATTAACATCCTATCCCCTAATTTGTATTTAGTCCAATCATCGAAGTCGGGGAACTCTGCTTTCAGTTTGTCAAAGTTACTAATCATTATCACACAATCACCGCCCTTCTTCA